TGGTTTAGGTACTATACCACATAGACCAGTAGGTACTATGCCACATAGCCCAGGAATAGAATATAATAGTACAGAAATGTATGGTATGCCTGTTCAAAAACCTGAACAAACAGTTAATATGGTTAACGGCCGCCGTCCTTTGTTTAATGAAGAACGAGTGATACGTCTTCCTGGGCCAGAACATAATAAGCATAAAAATATGAAAGAATCATTTCCTAAATATTTTCTTCGTCCAAAATTGGAATATGCTGAATTGGACATGAACAAGGGCGCTTCAAAATCTCTTCGTAAAAATAATAAATTAAGTAAATCCCGAAGAAATCAACACAAAAAATCTGAAAAAAACCGTTATGTGTACAAAGAAATTGAACGATTAGGTCGCGATCCGAGTATTAATGGAGAGTCAAGAGAAGTTATGGAGCACCAATCCGGTATGCGCTTGACAACACCCGGTTTTAATCGTCGCTCCTCTTGGCTGGCACAAGAAGCATATAGATTAGGAATTGACCCTAACACTGATATTGGGTTACAAAGATATATGCATGGTAAACCCGTGCCACGCCCAGAACTCCCACACGATAGGGAGAATTATAGTTTAACACAAACTGTTCAAATGGGACCATACAACCATAAAAGTAATTATACGACGAGACCTGGTTATCCAGTATTAAAGTCTGGAGCTGGTTATCCAGTATTAAAGCCTTCACCATATATTTCATCAGGTAAAACATTATCTGAACAACGATCAAACGCAATAGATTTGGCTGACCATCCTCCTACCACAGGGCTGGGTTTTTTAGGTATAAATCCGGATGCTCCTCTTCCTGGAAATGATGAAGAATTATAGTAATATATTAAAAGTATTATAAATAAATATATCATTCGCTATAATTATTTAATTTTAATATAAAACTTATAACTTAATAAGTTTGTATTCTTCAAAATAATTATTACAATACATATTATTCACCATCATGTTTAATAACATTTATTTTATTATTTCTTTTTTTAGGAGCCCTTAATGAATAATCTCCTTGTCTTTCTACACATATAGTATTCCATATATCTTGTAGTATTGGAATAGCATAATTAAACCATTCTACTTTGCGTTTAATTAAAACGCATGAATATACATCTAAATACCAATAAATGTTTTTGATCCATTCGCCTTCATAACCCATAACATTATCTAACCATTGATTGATATCTTTTTCTGTTTTAATACTAAACGGCATATAAATGTACTTGTATTCTGTATTTACAACAAATACAGCAATTATACCTTTTCTTTTATCATCATTTTGAAAAAAATCTAAACAAGTAAGATATTCTACAAATTTTGTTTCTACAAAATCACATTCATTCAAATTACATACTTCCATTTGAAGTTGTGTTTGAATATAATAATCTGTTTTAGGAATACCATTGATTTCTCTCGATACTACATTCTTAATTTCAATCATTCTACCAAAGTTATTAGTCCCAGTTACAATTCCATCAGGAGACGCCGCCAAAAAATTATAACTCGGGTGTTCTATACATCCAAAATCTTCAATTTGAGTTTGATGTATATCTTCATAAATCATTCTTGTTAATGGTTCAAATTTATGTCCCCAAGTTAAAGCATTTTCTGATAAAGCACCATTATTTTTAGATTCTTTAATTTCAATTGGTTTACATTTTTCATATATTAATTGATTTTTACTACTTTGAGTTCCAAATGCTTTCCACGCATTACTCGCAGTAATATGATCATGACGAAAAGTATACCATTCACTTGTTTTTTGCGCTGGTTGTGGTAATGATTTTAATAATTGTATATGTTCATTTGAAACCATACTATCAGAATAAGTATAACTAGTACAACATCTCTCCAAATTCAGTTCAATCAATGTATTTTTAATTAATAACTTTAATTTTGATTCATCCATTTCTTTATCAATATTAAAGCAAATATCTTTAATAAAATTGTAAATTAAATCTTCATAATTTAAAAGTACAACCCAATCAGGATGGGCATTTATAATAAAATAAAGATTTAATTTTAAATATTCATATACAAGGTTGGGTTCCATTATAATAATAGTACAAATAATATTTAAATAGAAATAAAAATATAATTTGGTATTATAATTAATTAACACTATTCGTATTTGTATTTGTAACTTTTTTAGTTTTTTTATGAGTTGTTTCAGTTACAATAGTAAATTTTCTTGTTTCAACATTAAAAGATAACCCACCAACACACTCTATAAAGCCGTCCTCTTGATTATAATTTAATTCATTATTTTTACTCAATTTCTTACGTTCAATTAATAATGAAAAAAAACGTATAGCAATGTTTTTTTCATCATCCGTTAAATTATGTTCTATTTTCAATTTTTCATTAACATATTTTTTAATTTTTTTAATTTTTTCGGTTTTTGTCAATTTAGACCATACACCTTTTTTATTATTTTCAATATCCATATTTAAAAAATTATTCAACATCTCTTCACTTGTAGCAACATTAGTCTCAATATTTGTACCAGTTGAGATCATAGTTCTATATTTTAAATTATTAAATTCTTTACATTCATTTGACATTAATATATAATATAATGTATGTTTAACCTTTTTATATTATAATATGTATAATGAAACATATCCTTTTTTTAGATACAACTATTAAAAAAATAAATTATGATATACCCGTGAATCAATATGATATTATAAAAATTTTATATGAAAAAGGAATTAATAAAGAGTTTGAATTAGAAATAAGAAAAAAACTAAGTGCTTATAAAAATCAAGACAAGTTACATAATAAATATGATAAAGAACAGCATATAACATATGAACAAACTATTCAAAAATTATATGATTCAAAATTAAAATGTTATTACTGTGAGAATGATATGTTAATTTTATATAATAAAAAAAGAGAAAGTTTACAATGGACGCTTGAGAGACTAAATAATAATATCGGACACTATAATACAAATACATGTATTTCTTGTTTAAAGTGTAATTTACAAAGACGTACTGATAATCACGAGTATTTTAAAACAGGAAAACAATTTAAATGTAATATTGTACGATAATATGATGCATAAATGGTGCTCTTTATTATTTCCTGTTTTCTTTACATTGGGTATCATTTTAATCGTTATAGGTTTAATTGTTATATTACATTTATGTATATAATTTAACTTTTTAAAATGTTATTTTTTCATACTATGTTTCAAAACCAAAAAAGAATTTAAATGTAATAATTTAATGTTAATATAATGCCTGAAGAGATAGTTAATCTTATGATTTGTATCATTTATGTAGGATTTATTTCTACAGTATATGTTTTATTATTATAATAAATTTTAATTTAAAAAAGTTTTGAATTAAGTAGTAATGAAATGCGAGAGTCAAAATGATTTATTATTAAATAAACTAATGTTATTTTATAATATTGATGATAATCTTAATAAAATGCTTAGGATTATAAATGGTGAATCTAAAATATCACTTCGGATTGTAGATTGGTTTTCTACAAATTATGCTAAAAAATTCTTTACTATTTATGAAACAGTACAGGCGCCACGATTCAGAGTATACAATGATTATAAATTAAAACTTAAAGCATATTCCAAAAGACGCTTTGATCCATTTTGTAGATGGGATAGAATTAAGGTCCCATTTGGCGATAAAGAATTTAGTATAGAAACTACAATTGGACAATTGAATTTTTTTAAATGGGCAATTGAAAATAAAGTGATACACTATATTGAAAATAATTATGAAGAGATTGAGACAGATATGAATAATAATAATAGTATATCAAAAACAAAAAAACATAATGATTCATTGGGTAAAATACGCAAAAGGAGAGAAGAATTATCTAAATTTACATCAAAGTCTTTAAAAAAAGAAAAATTTGATATTGTAGTTAAATTTGGTTAAAAACTTATTTATATTAATTATAAATGGGGAATGTATATTCTACTTGTTCATCTTATAATTTTGATATATTACAAAATTATATTACACAAAAACACGAATTTATTTTAATAAATACTTTACTTGAAACGAATCAAGATTGTTTAATAAAATATACTACTCATGCTAAAAAAGAGAGTGAAATTATAAATGAATTATTACATAAAAATAAAAAAAAAGAAATTGTAATTTATGGTATGAATCATAAAGATATTACTATTATTAAAAAATATAGCCAATTAAAAAAACTAGGGTTTACAAATATTCATATATATTTTGGAGGATTATTTGAATGGTTATTATTAAAAGAAGTATATGGTAGTATTAATTTTCCAACAGATGGTGAATCTATTGATATTTTAAAATATAAATAAAATTGAAAACAAAAATATAATAAAAATAATATCACAAACAATAATAATGGAATTTCAACAACAGAAACTTCGTCGCATCGAATGGGAAAGCATCGAGAAACAAGTTGATGATAAAGAAAAGAATATTATTAAATTAATTAAACACGGTATGGATGATGTTCAAAATAAATTCTACAATTATAATGTAATCAATTGTATAGTTCATTTAGAGCATGAATCTAAAGATTATTATATATATATTGTTCTTTTGAAAGATATGGTGGATGCTATTATAAAAACATATGGGTTTGCGCAAATAGTATTGGTTGTTCCTAAAAAGAAATTGAATGGAGCAGACCAAATACGATTAGAAAATCAAAAGAAAAAACTTACAGAAAATATTGAATATACAATGTTGAATATTTTACAACAATTCTTTAAAGAATTGGCTTCTTTAAAAAAGAAAAAAGAATTGTATTTCTATAATATTTGTTATCTTTATAACACATATAAACATATTCTTAATAGTTATTTCGCATTGTTTATTAAACAATTTATAGATAAATATAATAATTCTATGAATATTTTATGGTTTATTGAAAATACAGAAACATTTATTGAATCTAATTCTATATTTGATTATAAACCAATTGAACTTTTTGAACATCAAAAAACTATATTTGATGTTTTAAAAAATGTAGAAAAATCCGATTCAACACTTATATATTATAGAGCTCCAACTAGTTCTGGAAAAACATTTACTCCTTTAGGAATTTGTAAAAAATTTAAAGTTATATTTATGTGTGCTTCAAGGCACATTAGTGTAGGTCTGGGTAAAAATGCTGTAAATGCTGGAATCCGCACAGCATTCGCATTTGGTTGTGAAACTATTGCGGATGTTCGATTACATTTCTCATCAGTAAATTCTTATATTAAAGATAAACATCCAAAAAAACCTGACCATTCAGATGGTGTGAAAGTTGATCTTATGATTTGTGATATACAATCTTATGAAATCGCAATGCTTTATATGACATCTTTCTTTGATAATGACTCTATAGTATTATTCTTTGATGAGCCGACCATTACTATGGACTATGAATCACATGATTTACATGACAATATTTCAAATATTTGGAAAGTAAATACACTCAAACATATTATTCTTTCATCAGCTACATTGCCAAATGAAGTGGACATGACTCAAATGATAGAGCAATTTAAAAGTTCATATTCAAACGCAAAAGTACATTATATTGAAACAATGGATGAGTATACAAATATTAAATTGTTAGATCTTGAAGGAAAAGTTATTATGCCTCATAATATATTCAAAACTCATTCAGAAATAATTGATTTCATATCGTTATATGGAAAGAGTCATTTTAAATTTCTGAGTGTCACTGAATGTGCTATATTTATATTATATATATGTAAAAATGTATTTAATAATGAGTCCATGATTATAGAACATTTTAAACAAATTGATACATTAACATCTTATTCAATTAGACAATATTATTATATTATTCTTCAAAAAATAAAACCAATGGATTATACTTTCATTATTGAATCTTATAATAATTATAGAAGTATGAAACTATACGATGTAGGAATTGATATTATGACGAAACATAGTTATACTTTAACTTATGGGCCAACTATATTCTTATGTAAAGATATAGAAAAATGGGTTGATTATTATGTACAAAATAGTGGAATTCATCATTCATTACATGATGAACTTGAAAAAACAATTGATTATAATAATTCATTAAACACTGTAATTGTAAAAAAAAGAAAACTAGTCGAAGATAAAACTGTAAAAGATGAAGGTCATGAAAATAAACTAAAAGATCAACGATTTGATACTGAAACAAAACAATTAATTAAAGATATTGAATTAATTGAACGATCATTGAAACGTGTACAATTAAATAATGTATATATACCAAATACCCGAGAACATTTTACACATTGGACTAGTAAAAAATATGATAGTTCTAATTCATTTACAAGTGTAGTTGATGAATCTTATGTGCGTAAAATAATGAAATTATCAGTGGATACAAAATATAAGATTTTATTGTTAATTGGAGTCGGTGTGTTTAATCCACATGAATCTATGAATGAATATAATGATATTATGAAAGAATTGGCTGATACAAAACAACTTATTATTATTATTGCGAGTGAAGATTATATTTATGGTACAAATTATCAGTTTTGTCACGCATATTTAAGTGAAGAACTTAATGTTAAACAAGAAAAGATTATTCAGGCAATTGGTCGTGTTGGTCGTAAAGAAAAAAATAAAACATTTACATTTCGTTTTAAAAATTCAGAATCTATAAATACATTATTTATTAAAAATAGTAATTTGGAAACAATAAATATGAATAACTTATTCTTTACTAAAAAGATTTAAATATACATATTAAATATATTAATTAATGGAAATTGATAAATTTGCTGAGATACAATGCACAAGGTACAATGATAAAATATTACGGGTTGATTTTATAACTAAACATAGTTTTCCTACAGCATTACAATGGACATTTTTTATGGAAGAATTAAAAAATCTTTTAGAACAATTAAAAAAAGTAGATACTTTATTTTTTTTTATTTTTGATGTAAAAGAGATAGGATTAATTTCTATAGATTATATAAGAGAATTTACAAATTTAATGACTTTAAACTCCCGTTTACTTGAATATAATTTGATCGCAAATGCTGCCATCGCACAAGGAACTATTATAAAAAATATTTTTGAAATTATTAATTTGTTATATAAAACAAAAAAACCATTAAGTGTAGTAAATGATATGGATGAAGCATTAAATTTTATCAAGTCTAATATTAAAGATTAATATTTATAAATTAATATTTATAGATTGAGAATTCCAATAAGACATGCTAATACATCATATGCCGGTGTAAATTCATCAAGTTCCTCAATATTATTAAGAAATGTTTGAGATGATTCTGGAGTAAAACAACCAATTGTTTCTTTAGCCAATGTATCTGTAGGCAAATATCCAAATACACCGGGTTTATAAATACCGCCCATATTACATGCGGTCATTATAGGAATAGCGGCAGATTCATAATGTTCTACTGACAAATTTTTACTTATTGCCAAATCCATATATTGTTTAAATACACTTAAACCATATATATATGTATCATCTTTTTTATAATTATTATATACTTGAGCTACAACAATGCTATTTCCTGTATTTACTCGAAGACCGTATTCTGGAGGAGGTCTAGACGCAACAAACATAGCTATTGCTTCTTTCATACACTTATACACTTTAGGTTGTGACAATTCAGATAATCCAGCTTTTTTGGGATTTGGGAACAAAACATATCGCGAAATATCAACTGACAAATTTTTAAGTGTAATCAATTCTCCATCTTTATATTTTTCCCTCATATTTTGAATTGCGTTATTCCATACACCTGGTACATTTATTAGTGTACCAGGTGTATTTGTTTGTTTTTGATTAATACCTGGTCCAAGAGTACAATCATCATTCGCTCCAACTGAAATAAACTTTGAACACGGATTCATACAATCAACAATTGAATTCAGGGTAATTGTAGAACAAGGTCCGCAATTAACAACCAAATCTAACCCCGTTTGAATAATTGAATTATCTGGTACAAACATAAATTTTCCATTACGACTATTGTATTGAGTATTAAATTGAACTCCTTGAAAACATGGCAAAACTTCTTTCACATATTCAAGTCTCTCTTCAGGAGTGTATGACCCACCTGATAAGACAACAATAACATTTGCTTTAATTGTAAAGACAATATATCTCAACATTGCTATATCATCAAATTCTTCGCGAGGATCACTTGTAATTAAAATATTTCCATCGAAAGATAATTCCAATTTGCCTTTAAGCAAATTATCAAGTAGTTGTTTTAATTCGTTTATTTTTATAATATTCGTTGGAGGCTTAGAGTATTTTGCACACGCATTCTGAAAAACTTCTTCGCAATTCATGTTGTATAGTTGAGCCATTTTGTGATGTTTGATTAGAATAAAATTTTAATTCAATTTTATATTTTTTATAAAATAAATTTCCATTTTTAATTTTATCTTTTTAGTTTTTTAAAAAAAATAAAATTTTTATTTTTACTTTTTTACTTTAAAAAAAAAATAGCGTGCTCCCCCCCTCTAAAATATACTTTTTATTCAACATGCATACTTTTTATGCAGTAAAAAGTATATAAATTTATACTTTATTTCTTACCATAACACATAATAATTATACCTTTTTTTAAAAAAAAAGTATAAAAGTATATATTTATACTATATATAATGGTTTTGTACGAATGTACTTTTTGTAACTTCAATACACACATCATGTCGCATTTTAATAGGCATTTACAAACCAGTAAGCACTTAAAAAACGATAAAAACTCAACCCAAATTCAACAAAAACTCAACATCGACTCAACAAAAACTCAACCCAAATTCAACAATGAATTCAACTGCAAATACTGTAACAAATCATTCAAACACATGCAAAGTATGTACCGTCATATAAAGTATAGTTGCTCAAAAAATAAGGATGAAGATTTAAATGAATTAGTACGTTTAATGAATTTACAGCTTGAGAAAAAGGATGAACAAATAGAAACTTTGTCAAAACAAATTGATAGATTAATGGGAAAATTACAGATACAAAACAATTTTGTAAATAGTAATTTTATACAAAACAATAACATACAATTGTTGGCTTATAAAGATACGGATGTCTCTCATTTAACAACAAAAGATTATGTTTCATCTTTAAAGAAAGTAAATTTTTGTATTAAATATTTAATAGAGAAAGTACACTTTAATCCAGAAAAACCTGAGAATATGAATATATACATATCTAATCTTAAAAATAAGTATATAATGATTTATGATGGTCAGAATTGGACAGCGAGAGATAAAAAAACAGAATTAGAAAGTTTATATGCAGAAAAAGAAATGCTTTTAGAACAATGGTTGGAAGAAGAGTGTTATCCAGAATTAAAAGAAAAATTTGTAAAATATTTAAATAATAAAGAACATGATGAAACAATTAATATGATTAAAGATGAAATAAAATTAATGATGTATAATAATAAAGCCATGATAGAAAATTAATATAATATATATATTAATGTGTTGGAATTCTGATATTTCTATGAATACATTTATTTTTTCTATATTAACATTAATATTTATTTTTTTAACAAATACTTATTCTAAGTATAAAACTGAAACATTTAAAAACCCATTAGTATATTTATTTATTTTTGAAGTTGCTTTAATGCAATTAATAGAATTTTTTTTATGGAAAAACTTAAAAAATAATAAAATAAATGAATTATTATCAAGATTAGCATCTTTTCTTGTTTTAATACAACCATTTACAATTATGTTAATGATTAAACACATAAATATTAAATATTTTTTATTATCACTATATAGTTTATTTTTAATATTATATTTTATATATAAAGATAAATATAATCCAATTAAATTCAATACATCTATAGGTATAAATGGACATTTATCTTGGGAATGGATGAATTATAAAGGATATGAAAATATAATTGTAATTATTTTTATTTTATTTTATATAGTTCCATCATTATTTACTAATAATTTTTTATTAATTTTATTTATTTTAATTTCAGTAATTATATCATTTGTACAATATTTTAAATATAATACATTTGGTTCAATGTGGTGTTGGTATATAAATTTATTTTTATTGTATTTTATAATAAATATTCTTATCATACAACCTTATAAAGAATACAATAATTTATGTTAATACAAAATTGATTTAATTGAATATGGTATATAACATTTAAATAATAAAGAACATGATGAAATCAAACTAATGATGTATAATAATAAAGCAATGATAGAAAATTAATCGTTATGTCTTTATAAGACATACTTCTTTAGAATTATATTTGTATAATTTTATTGGATTATATTTTTTTAATGGAAGATAATCACAACTTAGTTTTCTCCAATCTCCATTTACAATATCAGTATTGTCTTGTGTTTGTTCGCAACAATTACATATTAAAATGTATTTAAAAATTTTATGTTCAACTAAATAATCTAAAAACTTATAAATATTATCTAAAGACCAATGTTGTAATACATCTTTTAAAATACACATGTCTCCATTTATAATTTGTTCTTTATTATTACAAAAATCTAAATGTATAAAAGAATATTTTGGTAATACATGAGTTGTAGAGTTATAATCTATAATTTTTTTATATACATCATATCCGGTGTATGATATGTTTAAATCTTCATATAACATTTTTCCACATCTAAAATCTCCACAACCTAAATCAACTATAGTTTTAATATTATTAAGAATAATAAAATTTTTCAAAAATGGAACATAATTATTTATATTATAATTTATATTACTTCCTGAACCACTACTACCCTTATATTCCGTCATATGATTATTTCCCCAAACATTATTTTCATATACATTAGTAAATGTTTGTTCCATTTGTATTGAATATTATTTGTTTTATTGAATATAAACGAGTAATGTATGTTAATATAAAATTGATTTAATTGAATATGGTATATAACATTTAAATGTTTCCAGAAAGAGTCCTTCGTATCATTCATGAATTTTCGCGTTCAATAACTCGGCCAGACTGGAGAACTTGTAAAAAAATGACACAAACTGAATATGAACTACTTTTAACTAATTCTATAATGAATAAAGCAATTAAAAATATGTTTAATAATTATCATCATATTAATACGTGTAACACATTTACAATAAAAATCGGTCAATCATTTTATTATAAACGAAACAAATATACCATACAAATGATAAATAATCTAACGAATTATATTATTGTATATGATTCAAATGGTAAAAGATATATTGGAGAATTAGCTATTAATTATAAACAATGTTTACTTACAAATGATTTACATCGTATGGAAAGTGTTTATATAAAAAATTTCAATAAACCCATATATTTAACACATAATACGTATATATCAAAAAATAATATAGTTTAACTATATAATGCAAAAAGTCATTTCAAATGTAACGCTTACAATTAGTATATTTTTAGCAATTTTAATTATATATTATTTAAAACGATTAGAGACGATTAATTGTAATTGTGCGTTGAATTTTAAACGCAATTACATATTAGGTTTTACTTCTTTATCGCTTTTATTAGCTATTTCAAAATTATTATTCAAAGAATATAAAATATTTGTAAAAATTTTGTTATTTATTTATATTCCTTGGATTATAGCAACTATTACAAATGTAATTTTTACAATTCAATATGTAAGTGAATTAAAAAAAAATAAATGTGAATGTTCTGAATCGGTATATAGAGAAATAATGTTCATTTTGGCAATTTTGAATGCGATGGTAATGAGTTTGGCAGTACTTATAATTGTATTTATATTTATACAATCACCTGATATGTTTTCAAAAAGTTTTTTTAAAAAAGTATATAAGCAAATGTTAAAATCTAAAAAATAATTAATAATTATGATACACTATCATTTTCATTATCATCACAATCATTATCTTCTTTTTCATCATTTTTAATTAATGATATACTTAAATAATTTGGTATTTTTTCAAAATTAATTCCATCTTCAGTAAATATTAAATTTTCATTCCAATCATTTGGAATTCTCCAAATATTATTAAAATGTAAAACATATTTCCATTCACAATGTAGAGTATCCATTTTTTATTTATAATTTGTATATTAATTATAGATTCAATTTTATAATTTATGAATCATATTTTTGATAATAATATAAAGATAACAAAAGTATTACTATAATGAAGTATTTGATGATAACCTTGTTAAATTTATTTAATAACGATATTTGGACTAAATTTTCATTATTTCAAATTAAGTATAATAAAACATATACAATTGATGAGATGTATGCTCGTTTTACTATCTTTAAAAATAATATGGACATTATTACAAGACATAATTCTGATAAATCAAACACATTTAATATGACGGTTAATCAATTTTCTGATCTAACATCATATGAATTTAAAGATATGTATATTGGAAAAACATATTCTTCAACTGATTATGGTTGTGAATTGTTCGATGATATATATTTGAATAATAATTATAATAATAATTACAACAGTTATAGTTACAACAGTTATAGTTACAACAGTTATAGTTACAACAGTTATAGTTACAACAGTTATAGTTATAATTATAACAATACTTTTAATAATACAACGAATACCAGTACATTAGATAACAATAATTATTTGAATGAATCTGATATTGAAACATTCGATTGGAGAATGTACAATGTTGTAAATCCAGTACGTAATCAAGGTCAATGTGGAAGTTGTTGGGCATTTGCCACGACTGCGAATGCGGAAAGCGTATGGGCAATTCATACTGGGTCATTGTATGACCTTTCTGAACAATATTTAGTAGATTGTGCCACAGGTGTAGGGTATTTTAATATGGGTTGTCATGGTGGAAATATGGATTCAGCATTTAAATATATGATTAATAATAAACAATGTAACGAAACAGATTATCCTTATGTTTCTGGATTCACTGAAAGTAAAGGAACATGTCATGAGTGTAATGAGTTTACCCATTTTTCTTCATGTTATGATGTTGTACCCAATAATCAAGTTTCATTAAAAATGGCTGTATTGAGAAATCCAGTCGTAATAGGTATTGAAGCAGATACCTATTATTTTCAGTCTTATTCAAGTGGGATTTTGACTAGCGAATTATGCGGAACTACGATTGACCACGCAGTAGAAATTGTTGGTTTTGGTATTGATGATGGTACTAAGTATTGGACTGTACGAAATTCGTGGGGAGAAGATTGGGGTGAAAATGGATATTTTCGTATTTTGAGAACAGATTCAACAAATGATGAAGGAATATGCGGATTAGCACTTGAACCCAGTTTTATTAGTGTTTAAAATAATATTTGCTATAGTATATGGATTGTATAAAAGATTCTATTCTAACGTCTGTTAATTTAAAATTATTTAAAAATATAGAATACGCATCATATGCCCATATTTTTAAATCTGAATTAATAAAACTACCTTTATCTTTGTTTAAAAATGTAAAAAACTTTGACCCGATGCGATTACAAACATCGGCAGTAAAAGCATATCCGATACATAATAGACCACGTGGTGATGAGGATATAAAATCCGTAAAATTTTATCAAAAACAAATACAAGACAATATAAATGTTCAACCTATTTGGTTAATACAAAAAATAAAAAATATATTTTATTAGATGGAGCACATAGAATAGTCGCGAGTTTTATAGAAGAACAAAAATATATACAATGTTATTTAATTAAATAAATTTATTCAATACATCATTTGTTGTGATACATTTATTTAAAATTCTATGTTTAAATGTAGGTCCGGCATTTGTAGGACAAATCACATTTTGTTTATGATCTGCTAACAGATGCGCAGCAATAGATAATGATGAATAATTAATAACTAAAATATCTGCATAAACAAAATCGCTTAATACTTGTAATACATCAGTATTTGAATAATATATTATTGTATTTTCACATTGTAATTCCGATAAATCGCCATTCGTATGAATAATAACTCGATATTTTTTGAATTTTTGAAATTGTTTAATAACATTAAATAAATTATCATTATCTAAAGTGCGAGTTCCTACCGCATCACCTAACCGAATATGACAGCAAACATTTATTAATGTATTATCATATGATTTTTGTGGCAAATAAATATTATTTGTAACAAATGCTTCTCTTAATTTTGGTAATGATTTTTCAAATTCGTTGATTTCTTCAAAATTGGAAGGTAATTCATTTGGGATTTTAGATGATACGCCGTCATAACAATAAATTGTATTCTCAATATCATTATCATTTTTTAATATTTCATCAAATGATCGTTGTTCTTTTAAAATAATTTTGTAATTATTAACATTTATATATTCATTTTTTTTGTTTGTGATAATATTTAATGATTCTTTAAAATATTGTGTTATTTTATCTATTTTTACATTATTATGTTCAAACATATATAGTTTATCATAATTATATTGATAATCTGCTTTATTATGTAATGATAATGATAATAAACGTAACATTCCTTCTAATTGATGTCCAAAACCATCTGTTCCATGTTGACATATTTTAATTTTTTTATCTGTATACCATTTATTATATTCAATCATTTTATTTTTTTTTTCATGTCCAATAATCCAATTAAAATGTATTAAATAAGGTTGAATATTTTTATTGTACTCATAATAATATTGTCCTGTTGGAAATATATGTAATGGCAATTTTTTATATTTTAATTTATTTTTAATTGAATTAATATAAACTTGATCATCCCACCCTTTAGTATTTCTATATTGTTTTATATTTTCAGGATTAAAAATTGAAATTGTATGTTCATTTGATTTTATAAACATAAATCCTGAACATACATCATTACAATTTATACCTTCACTTTGTATTAATAAATCATTATCTTCAATATTGCTTAATAAATAATCGAAAATGATTTTATTTTCATAAACAATATCTCCATCCGTAATACATACATATTCATTATTTAATAAATTGTTATATATTATTTCAAATTTGTAATAAGTGATATTGGACCAATTATTCACTCTAAATGTTTGAAATGATGTCGCATCTTCATCATTAATTAATTCACACATAAAATCTTTATTTTTTAATATAGAATAACCTTCTTTACCTACACAATATACTTTCAATTGTTTTTTCATATTTATATTTATTAATGACTGTAAACAATTGGTTGTATAATCTATATATCCTGTATTTGTTAAAGTTATAAAAGAAATATTATTATAATTTGTATCATCTATATGATTTATTACATTATTTGTAATAAAAATATTATCTATTAAATTAGCATTATAGTTTAATAATAATTGTGTATTATGTGTCTTCATATGTGTATTATCTAAACACATGATGTTATAAGGAATATTATGTAATACAGAACATTGCTCACTAAATCCACTTCCATGATGATAATAACTAATACAATAAGTATTAGATGATTTTGAAAGTATAATATATTCAATAATTGTAAGTTCTAATTCTGTATAATCATTTATTTTTGCGGTATGACATGCTTGTTTATCAATAAAATAAAATCCAAACAATTTATTTATCTTTTTTTTTAATGTATAATTATTACTAATTATAATTGTGTTATAATTTAATTGAAGTTTTATTATTTCAGTTAATAGATAATTATCTTCAAAATCTGTATTAAAATTATCATCTGTACATCTAATGTGTAAAACATTGTAATTTTGTAAATTAAATAATTCTTTTGTAATATCGTAATATTCTTGTTTAAAAATTAAAAAAGAATTAATATAGTTTTTAATATCATCTGTTACTAAATTGATATTATAAAAAAAATTAGTTGATAAATATAATGTGGTTTCATTAGAATTTATAAAATTATTTATAAATAAATATAGTATATTATCATTATTTTCTTTGCCAATATAATGAAATTCTTTTATTTTTTCTTTGGTTGATAATATTTTAGTTTCATTAATTAAACATTTAGACATATTATGTCTGGATACATCCATTTTGAAATTTATATTAAATGTTTTTGCGTATTGTGCTAATAAAATTGAACCTCTTAGATAATCTCCAAATCCAAATAGGTTATAATCATATACATGTACAATTGTTTTATCACAATTCATATTAGTATTTATGTCATTATGTAAATCAATCATATTATAAGTAGGGGTTATACACCGTTTATTAATTATAATTTTGCTTGACATTTTAGGTTGGGTTTCTTTATTATTTTCTTCTTCTTTTATTTGTTTTTGTAATTGGTTATTATATTCTTGTTCTTGTATGCGTTTTTTTATATTATTTATTGTAAACATATTTGAGTGTAATTTTGTTTGTATAATGGATTGTGTACCCATATTACCTATATGTTTATTTTTTCTTAATATATGATATGCTTGTAATTGCGATTGTTTTTGTGTTTGTTTTATTGTAAATTTCATCATTTATATATTATATAAATTATAATAAAATTAAAATTGAATGATTATTTATAATATTTTGTTAAACATGATGAAATGCGTTACTATTGACCGAAATTTAAATGGATGCCGTGGAAATGCGACCAATGGAAAATTTTGTAAAATTCATTCTTATATGATAGAATATACTGATAAAATGGTAGAAGATGCGAAACCTTGTGGTACATGTCATAAAACACATTTTATGGGAGAATATACTACTTGCGAAGCTTGTCGCAAAAGAGGAGAAGACAACCGTATAAAAAAGAAAGAAAAAGAACCTGTAATTAAGTGTGTTAAAGAAGGTTGTTCTTTTAAAAAATCACAAGAAAATGATTATTGTGGAAAACATCAATTATATGTATTTATAAATGAAACAGAAGAATTAGGTTTTAAAACTTGTAAAAATGCTGTTCGTGGGTGCCGTGCTCAACTTGAAGACAATTATAAGTATAGTGCGTGCAAAGATTGTTTAGAGAAAGAACGTGAAAAAGATAATAAACGTAGAGGCATTCCAATTAAAGAAACAATAATCGAAAAACAATGTTCAGTTTGCTCTAAAATATGTAAAAAAGAAATGTTTCAAGGTTTACATGGTGAAACACAAAGTTGTACAAATTGTCGTGAAGCAAATAAACGCGCTGATGAAAAACGAGATAAAGAACATGTAAATGAATTGGCTCGCATAAATAGTTTAAAACCTGAACGTAAAATTGTAAAAAATGATTGGAAAGAAGCAAATTACGAAAAAGTAGCTATGTACTGTATTCAACATAGGAAAAAAATGATTGAAGAAGATATTGATAAGTATCATAGTCATAAATTAGAAACTATGAAAAAATGGAGGGATTCACATCCTGAAAAAGTAAAGGAAATAAATGAAAAAAATAAAAATAATATAGACAGGTATTATCAAATATATAAAAATTCGGCAATAACTAAACAATTAATGTTTGAAATTACAAAAGAAGAATATTTATTATTAGTTGTATCACCTTGTAATTATTGTGGAATAATACAAGAAAAAGGGTTTAATGGAATAGATAGACTTAATTCAAGTATAGGTTATGTAAAAAATAATTGTGTAAGTTGTTGTGCTATGTGTAATTATATGAAAGGGTGTTTGAATAAAGATATATTTATTCAGCGTGTAGAACATATTTCCACATATAATAAATTCATAGAAGGTAAATTATTTCCTAATGCGTTTCAAGATTATACACCTGTATATTCATCTTATATAACTAGTGCTAAAAACAAAAAACTTGCGTTTAAAATTAATAAATTTGTATTTATGATTATAACAGATAGACCTTGTTATATGTGTGGTAAAAAACCTACAAGAGAACATCAAAATGGTCTTGATAGAATAGATAGTTCAATTGGATATCTTGAAAATAATGTATATTCTTGTTGTGGAAATTGTAATTATATGAAAAAAAATTATAGTTATAAAAGGATTATTGATAAATGTGTAATGATATATAAAGAACAAATAATTAAAAATACACTTTTACAAAATGAGATAACAAATGAAGTAACGAATGTTGAAAGTGAAGTACCTAAAGAAAAGCGTACTATTATAAAAGGTCATAAATTAAATCCTGAAGAAATAAAACATAATAATAGAATAAGAAAACAAAAACAAAGAGAATTACTTAAAGAACATTATGGTAATGAAGAATATAATAAAATACACGCAAAACAAATAGCTGAAAATCGTAAAAAAAGAATTAACGATAGTAATTAGTATTATATAATAATAAAAATTAATAAAATAATTAATATATAATTAATTATTTTAATATAAATAATATTTTTTATATGAATATATAACTTTTATGTATGTCATAAAATGTATGTCATAAACTAATTCGAATATGCAAGGCCGCCCATTCCGCTCATAATACGGAGGACATTATAATTCCGAGCATAAACCCGAACCTTGGCAGTGTTGACACCCGAAACAGTTGCGTTGGAAAGAACGAGCTGGAGGGTGGCATTGTCAATGCGCGAGAAGTTGCAGGTTCCCGACGGCTGGTGTTCCTCAGGCCGAAGAGCAAATGAGTAAACGTTAATACCAGTGTCAGGAGCACGGGTGTGGTGCTGCCACGGCTGTACCTGGTCAAAGTAGGTGCCCTCACGCTCAGAGAAACGATCCTGGCCGTTAAGCTGGAGCTTGGCAGTGACAACCGGGTTCTCACCCCAGCAATGCATGTCAAGGGAAGTCTCAGCAAGAACAAAGGTGCCGGCATCAGATACACCCGAGTTGGTAACACCATCACCGTCCCATACAACATTGGTTGCCAAAGTAGTGTCTGTTAATTTATCAGCACCTGCCGATTCAAAAAAGCCCGACCCATCAATGAAAGCGTTTACGCCATTAACAGCTTCGTCACTGCCAAATGCCTTGAGGGTATTAGGGAGGGCATCGAGGGCATCAGTAAAGTTGAACGGCTGAGCACCAAGAGCATGGTAAAGAGCAGATCCGCCAGATAGAGATGAGCAATAATCAACATTTGCGTCAGGCTGTACAACCCAGATGAGCTCCTTACAAGGGTGGTTGAAGTTAAGACGAATCTTATTGGAGGAAGAGCCAACAGACTCAGCACCGGTGTACTGAAGCTGCTCAATAAGGTATTCATGGGGATTCTGGGCCATGCGTCTGCGCTCATCAGTGTCAAGGTATACGTAATCTACATAAAGGGAGGCGGCAACAAGCGACTGAGCATATGCTGCGTCATACTTAACAGAGGTGGAGGTGGTGGTGGTGAGGTCAGTTACGGCAAACAAACACTCATCGATTGCGCGAAGATCAATATTAATTTTAACTTCATGGTACTGAAGAGCAATAAGAGGGAGGGCAAGACCAGGATTCTGGCAAAACCAGAACTGTAAAGGAATGTAAAGAGTGGACTCAGGAAGAGACTTGCGAGGAGCGCAAACCTGGCGAGGAGCGCCCGAATCACAAGGTCCGTCAACATCAGCATATGACGGATCAGTTAAGAAAGTTAACTGAGTGGTCTGACCAACCATCTTATTGTAGCCACGCTCCTGATTCTTGTCAAGAGTGAGCTGATTCCAGATGTGCATCCAGTCACCGTACTGTTTGTCGATGCGCTGACCACCGATTTCAACCTCAACATCATCAATGAGCTGATGACCAGGGAAATCGAGCCATCTAGCATAGCAGTGCTTGGTAGTGTCAGTCGGCTGATCGATCTGAGGAAGAGTTACCTGTAAGTATGTGCGGTAAGCAAGATCACCATTGCGCGAAATGGTGCAGGTTACACGCCGGCCAAAATCAGCAGCACCGTTGAAAGTCTGCTCAATCGACTCCATCGCGAAGTTAGTGTGGCGACGATAAGTTACTTTCCAGAAAGTAATCTGAGGATTGCCAGTAAGATAAATATCTTGAGCGCCATAAGCTACTAATTGCATTAAACCGCCTCCCATTATATAATATAGTAAAAGAAAAAAAAAATGAAAAATAATTAATAATTAAATAAATATATAAATGGATTTTAATTATATATTTATATGAATCCTAAAATAGACACTACTTTAGATATATTATATACAAATAAGTTAAAATACTTTCACAACAAGTCTGCTTTAATTATTCCTAAATTAAATAAAAGAATAGAAGAATTAAAAGAATCAATAACTCTCATGAATGAAAATGAAGTAAATTTAAAAATAGAAGAATGTGAAAATAAAATAAAAGCATTAATGACTGAAAAAAATAAATATTTTTTAGAAAACTCAAAATATTTATTTGAATATTTTGAATCTAAACAAAACATTGATAAAAATAATGCTCCTAAAAAAACAATAAATTCATTTTTTAATTTTAAAGAAGAAAAAGAAGTCCCTTACGAATCAATACATAATTGTATACAAGAATATTTAAAAAAAAATAGTTTTGAGTCATTAAGTATAAATGATTATTCTTATAATAAAAATATATGTGAACATTGTAATGTTGGAGAGTTAATTAAAGTAAATCACGAAGGTGCTGTACTGTGTAATAGTTGTTTTTCAACACATAATTATTTGGTAGATAATGAAAAACCATCTTATAAAGAACCTCCTAAAGAGATTTCATTTTATGCTTATAAAAGGATTAATCATTTTAGAGAAATATTATCACAATTTCAAGCAAAAGAATCAACCGATATTCCTAAAGAAATAATCGAGCGTATAAAAAAACAAGTAAAAAAAGAAAGGGTAACCCTTGAAGAATTAACAAATAAAAAAACAAAAGAAATATTAAAAAAATTGGGGTATAATAAATATTATGAGCATATACCGTTTATAAAAGATAAATTAGGAATAAAACCACCTGTAATGACACCCCAATTAGAAGACACTTTATGTAATCTGTTTATGGATATTCAAATACCATATTCTAAATTTTGCCCCAATGATCGAGTCAATTTTTTAAATTATTATTATACATTATATAAATTGTGTGAGTTATTAGGAGAGACAACCTATTTAGAATTTTTCCCCATGTTAAAGGACCAAAAGAAAGTAGAACAAGATGAAATATGGAAAAAAATATGTGATGAATTAGAATGGGATTTTAACCCAACATACTAAATAATATATATTGAAATGAATGTATATATATTATTTTAACTAACCTATTATTTAAATTATAAATAATTAAAATCCGCCAGGGAATCTTACTAAATTGGCACCAATACCAAAGCCAGCGCCAGTGCGGGCATTGGCACCCATACTTGGAATATAAGTATCTAAAATGCTAAATGTTGCTGCGGCAACTAAAGCAAGTAATCCGATTTCATCAAAAGCAAGCGATTGTTTTGGAATAGCATAACAAGCAAAAGCAACCATTAAACCCTCTACTAAATATTTGATTATTCTTTTACTGACTTCTTGAAAATTCAACATATAATAATAAGAAGAAAAAAAATATAAAAAAATGGAGTTATAAATAGAAATGTCTAAATTAGTTGATTTATTAGATGAAGATAAGCCGATTGCTGAACAAAAATTCGTATGTTTATCTTTTGTTTCTCCTGAATATGAAATTAAAAATAAAAAACTTTTTTATTTTGAGCAATTTGTAAAAGAATATGATTTTTTAAAATCAATGGAGAAATTTACTCAATTTATTAATTTTATTTCATATAAATATAATATTAAAAGTGATGATGTACATGAACAATTTAAAACATTTGTAGAAAGTGAAAAAAGCACATTAAAAAAAAGTGTAGAAGATGATTATAAAAATTTTGTAGATGCTAATGAAGAATCTTTAGAAATGTCATTTTCAGAGAGTAATAGTTTTCAAACATCTGTTAGAGGATTAAAAGTTCGCGGAGTATTTCCAAATCAAAAAGAAGCAGAACTTCGTTGTAAAATGTTGAGGGAAATTGACCCAAATCATGATGTATATGTGGGACCAATTGGTTTGTGGATTCCATTTCATCCAGAAGCATATAAAACTGGCAATGTTCAATATTTGGAAAAAGAGTTGAATGAACTTATGCATGAAAAGAAAAAGAATGATGATACTGCTAAATTAGAGTTTGATAAACGTTTAAAAGAATCTAAGGTAAAGGCGATTCAAGAAAATATTGAAAAGGCTTCTGTTACAAAGAATAAATTGACTCAAACAATTAATGAAAAAGGAGAACTAGTAAGTATTCAAAATATGAATACACAAGAAAAAAATTTGGGTGTAAATGCTACTTTAGATGAAATCCAAAAAGAATTATTTGAAGGAGATAATATAGTTGTTGGAAAATCAGACCATGGATTAAATGACATATTGAAGAAATTAAATTAATAAATGTATAATTATATATGCCAGTTTATACATTAGCCATTACACCAAAATGCTCTTATGTAGTAAGAACCACGAATGGAGATTCAAACACAACAACAATTGGAAGATTAAATGGAAATAAAATAGATTTTTCTAAACTATCTTATTATGATTATAGTATGAGAAGAAAAGCAGAAGTATTACAATATAATAATATAAACCCTAGTACAAGTAAATCAGATTATTCAAAAGTAGTAAATCAAGCTGGATCCTATAGCCAGGCAACTTTACAAAGAATTATTAATTTACGTGTAAAAGAAGAGTGTCCTGTAAAAATAACACCATTTTCAAATAGTGGTGTAATTGATAGAAATATAAATGGATTATATTTAGATGTAAAAGTTCCGTATATGAGTAGAATTTAAAAATACTTATTAATCTAGGAATAAGGTAGTAATCTAGGAATAAGGTAGTAATCTAGGA